TGCAAGCGGCGAAATAAATCTACAGCAAAGACCCGAAGCACCACAAGCAGAAGAGCCTACAGGCGGCGACGGCCCGCAAGAAGGCGGTACGCAAGAAGGTGGTACGCAAGATGAGAGTGCGAACGATCCGGAAGAAGCTACAAGTGATGAGCGACCGGAAGGTACGCAAGATGAAGGTGCGAACGACGGCGACCAAGATCCAGATCTAGAGCCGGACGGTAATGCCCCGGAAAACGCTCAACAAGATAAGCCTTGGAATTGGCAAAGCGACAATCAACGAAAGACCATTGGCAAAAAGTTAGGTCTTGAAGGTGAAGATTTAGATGAAGAAGTGCAGCGTCGAGTAAACTCTGGTGAGTTTAAGGTTACACAAACAGGCGCAAAAGGTGGCGGTAAGTTATATAAGAACACCTTAAAAGGAGACGCAGCTCCCGCAAAACAAGAAGTTGCAGAAGTTGTAGACGAACCAAAGCAAGAAATAGAAGACGCACAGTCCGAAGCTCCAGAAGATCAAACCACAGACGTAGCAGAAGCAGACGAAGATACTGACGGTAACGCAGCAGCTTTTGATGAAGCTGTTCGCAAGTACGAACGCATCATGGATTTATCTAAAGGCTCGTCAGAGTTTATGGATAACATAAATTCAATCATCGATGGCATGTTGGCGGCAGGTGAGATTGACGGACAGGTGTTTAGATACTTACGTCAACTTCTTGGTATGCACGCAGACGCAGAAGCAAGCGGCAAAAACGTTACGAACGCAGACCAGCTTGTAAAAATGCGAAAAGAGTTTCTGGCAAGAGAGCAAACTCTTCCAGACTTCGAAGACCCTAGCCTTGGAACCGCAAAACGATCTGCGCAAAGCACAGAAAAAGCTTCAAAAGCTCTTGAAGAGGGCGACGTAAACGCTGGTATGGCTCCGCTAGTTACATACGACAAGAAAACTGGTGAGCGTGTAGTTAAAATGAAGCGTCAGTCTTTCTTGCGTAGAGGTTTTGACACTGGTGATGGTTATTCTGTTTTAAATGCGGGCGATAGATTTCCAAAGCAAAAGCTTACTTTAGAAACATTGCGTGCACTTGCTAAAAAAGAAGGTGAAAACGGGCGTCATGTGTACGCATTTAGGGCCGTTGGTGGCGAGCCAGTTATCGGCAAGTCTGGCCCGAACAAGCGTATGGGTAAAGCTAAGAAAGGAGAAACTGTTTATTATTCTCCACGCTTAGATAAAGTTTTCCGCACCGAGCAAATGGCGATGCAAGCTCTTGGTATTATAAAGAACAAAAAATCCAAAGCAGCAGCAAGAAACCAGTCACCAGAGCCATTAACATCTGGCGAAGCGGTATCAGCTAGAGACAAAGCTTTTGAAGACTTTAAAAAGACTGGGTCACTACAAAAGCTCGAGGAAGACATTGGCAGTGTCGATGAAGCTACTGGTCAAGTTGACGACAAGCCTGCACGAAATGTTAAAAGCGGCGGCATAATAAAGCGTGAAGACATTCCTGACATGCCACGCGAAATGAATGGCAAAATCTTTGCCATGATCCCACGCGAAGTTGGCAAGAAGGGCACGTGGTTCCGCAAGATTAGACCTAACCAAACAGATCCACGCGAAGTTATAATGCGTGCGAACCTTGACGATTACTACGTCGGGTATGTTTCGGAAGGCATGACGGCAAAGAACCGTAAGGCTCTATTAGAAAACTTTGAGCCGTTCGACGACATGAACGATCCGCGTTTTAATGATGCCGAGCCAGAAAGGTTAGCGTTTCCGATAGAAGAAGAGTGGGCGCAGACCCATACTATCGATTTAGACGAGTTATCACAGGTTCAGCGAGACAGTGTAATCCTTGCAGCAGACGTCGTACGCAACTCGACTTCCATACCTACAAGATTGATAGACAACTTAAAAAACAACAACGCAACTCTTTATGACCTGCACTTGCTTATCGTAAAATTTGATAGGTTGCCGTTTATGTCTTTTAAAGGCACAGGCATACGTACCAAAAAGAACCAACTACCAATGGCCCACAGAATTGCTCTGTACAAAAACCTATTGGAAGTTAAACAAACATTTGCGCCTGACGGTATACGATATAATTCAACCACGTTAGAAGAAAGTATACGAAATCTTAAGCAAAACATTATTGCTACAGCACCAGCTTCTACGAAATTAAATTTCGAGAAGATGTTACGAGATGTAGTTCCAGAAGGTAATGCGCCTATTTTTAGGCAAGGTGGAGAGTTCGAAAATTTCTTTACGTCTGCTGCTAGACCATTTCGCAAGAACTATAGCAATACAGTAACACTAGAAAACACAATAAGATCTGTAGACCCTGACACAGGTGACGTAATAAATTCTGAATTTATTTTTGCGCATGAGCTAGGCCATTGGATGTGGGTCAACGTCATTGATGATGATCTTAGGGTCGAGTTCGTAAAAGCTATGGACAAGTATTACGACGAGAACGGCAGACTTTACTCTGACGCTATGGAGGAAGTGTATAAAAAGTCTCCAGTATACCGCAACGAAGACGGTGATATGTTTGGAACAACCAATTTTGGCGATAGCTTCCAAGAGTATTATGCAAACCAATTCGCTCTGTGGATAAACAAAAGACACGACCTTCTTTCTGTTAAAGATGAAAATTTATGGCAAAGAATAGCTAATATCATAAAAGCATTTTTAGCCAAATTAAACGGCGAAGAGATAATCGACCAAGATATGCTGCCACTTTTTGATAAGCTTATCATAGACGATGCAAAAGCGCAGAAGGTTTCTGTGATGGCACCCGTCGAACCAAAAACAAAGAAAGGCGGAGCAATCCAAGCACGCTTTGTTATGATGAGCGAAGCTTTTTACAGTGCGAGAAGTGCGTACAGTAACGGCGACCTAGACATGGCGGCTGAAAAACTTAGCGATCTCGCAAGCGAGTTTCGTGGAATGGTTACTACGAAAAAAGAAGCTGGCATCATTGCAAAGAAAAATGACGAACCATTACGTCCGTACTCTGGTGCGTTTATGGTCGTCAAAAGGCACCATGATGCAATGCGAAACATGGCGCAACAAATCGAAAGCGTAACTCGCAAGTTTAAGATGGACGTCAAAACCAATAAAGGTGAACTCTTTGACGGCATTGGTTTTGGCCCAGAGGTTTACGAGGGCGTACAGAAAATATTTGAAGAAACCAACATTGCCGAGCTTATCGACGATGTGCAAGCAACTATGAACAACGCATATCTTGACGTAGAGATGGGCGACATACCGCAATACAAAGCTACGCAAACAGAAATCACACGTCGTGAAGAGCTTCCGAACGGTGCAGAAACTATCAAGAGAGCGCAGAGATTTAAGCGTGTCAAAGGCCGTGCGAACGCAGCGAAACGTAAGCGTGCAGCTACAGGCAGAAACATCAAAGCGAACCAAAAAGTTAAAGACCCGGCAGCAGCTCCAGATTTAGAGAACGCACCAAAGGTACGGGTGAAAGAGCTTGATATGAACAGCGCCATAGAAGCGTACGAACAAAGCTTAAACAACAAAGCAGAAACAAAACAGTCAAAGGCAATACGCCTGCATATCGTAAGCCTTATTAAGTCTATGCCAAACAGTACGCCAATCGCTGACAAGAAATTATCCCAGCAGATAAAAGAAATGCGTACGCCAGAGATGATAAGTAACTACACAAAAGCTGTCATCTTGACACGTAACGCTCCACCAGAAGCTTTAGAAACCGCACCAATGCTCAAGATGTCATATGATTTGGCTCGTGGTATTGAGTGGGAATTGCAGCGAAGAGGTGCCAAGAACACTGTAACAAACAACATGGTTATTAAGGCTATCGACACAGAAAAAATGATGGACGTCGAGATAGGCGAAGACCCAAGTATTCCAGCGTCGCTTCCTTACACAGCGAGAAATGCGATCAAGGGGATCACGCACAGAACCAGCGAGCTTCAATCAACTGCTCGTAGAATAGCATCGCGTATGATGTATATGGGCGTCCCGTTTTCTCCGAACGTTAAATCAGAAAGCTACAAGCAGGTGAGAAATGATGTTCGCAAGATGGCAGGCGAACTATCTAAGTCGGATGATATATCCAAGTCTGTAGAGAAAGTAGCAGAGTATATGTACAATTCTAACTTATTGCCAGAAGCGCAGCGTGAAGTTCTACGGCGTGCTGCTGGAGCTATAGGTTATGATCCGTCAGTCGTACTCGCTCGTCTTGTTGCAGAAGACGCTGATATAAACTCAAGTAAGACCGCAGCACGCCTACTTGATACGGTAGATGACGACTTCGCCAGAGAGCATATGCTCGAAACCTTAAGCGACGCACGCACATCGATGAGAGAAGGTGTTGCGTACACATTGAACGGTCTCATCTCGAGTGCATCAGCCCGCAGAAGGTTTGCACCTTTGATGACGTACGGAAACATGACAGTCGAAAACTCTATGTTTGATCCTATGTCGCCAAAAAATAAGTTTGTTGATGATATACCGTCTGAGTTCGCAGAAGATTTTGCTTTCGACTACATAAACCAAGCGTCGCCTAACACTATACAGGCAATGCAAGACTTTGTTCAAAACGGCAATATCAAACCGTACTATGTTGACGTAAGCACAAGCGGCCCAATGCGATCAGGCATCAAAGTAGATGAGGTGCCTAGAAACAAAATCGCTGCTATGTCTCTTGATAAAGTAAGCGATGACGTAGCTCTTATTCTTGATGACCTAAAGAAAGTTCGCGGTCAGATAAACTCATTAAGAGCGCGTGGCGGTACAAAAAATCGCATCCAACACCTTTACTATGAAGAGGAAGCTTTACGTGCCGAACTTGCCGAGGCTGGGTTTGATGATCCATTTATGTCAACGCCAGTTCTTATAAGAGATACGAAGCCTGCAAACTTTAACCGCGACATGATACCTTCTGACGGTATTGTAAAGACCTTGTCACGTGCCATCCTCGATGCAGAGGACAAGTCAACTGGTGCAAGTCAGGCGTCAGCAGTTCTCAATCAAATGCAAGGTGCATACAGACCAGACCAAATGGTTGAGACTTTATCCGAAGCAGCAGGCGGTGAGCAAAAGCTTTACTCAATAATGAGAGACATGGGTTTTACCAGTGTCAATATACTTGGTCGCAAGACAATGCTTAAAGAAACAGACGTTCGCGACTTACGCGCTGCATTGTTTGACGAGCCAGAGATGGCGTTCAATGACAACATGCCAAGCGATCCAATCCCACATATGGTTGACGCTATGGAAGTTGCTAACGATGGTGGAGATCAGGCATTTGAGGAAGTCCTATCATCGCTTGAGATTGCAGGTATGCCTAAGAAGGCAACTGACATTCTCGCCAAGATCAAACGAGGTAAAGAGATTACGCCAAAAGAGGGCAGGGAATTACGACGTGTATCTAAGTTTGGCCTAGCGCGGAATAACGCGCAGCGTTTAGCTCGTGCAGGTATGCGTACCCTTGCAGAGTTTTTCCAGCCCAGTGACGCTGGTGCCGGACACTTCGAAAGATACGCCTTGCGTACTGGTCAGTTCTTAGGCCCGTTACAACGTATGCTCATCAAGTTGCCAGATAGCGGAAATGGGATGAAGCGTTGGTTGCGTAACGGTTTGGGCGAAATGCTTTTTGCCTACAATGCAGGTGAGAGCCTTGGTTCTATGCTGCGCATCCCACCGCCCACAAGAAAAGAGCCAATCACTAGCCACCTTCACATACTAAATGCTCTTCGAAATGAGCAAATGGTCAACACACTAACATCCCAAGAGCGTGAGATATACGAGTACATGCGTACCTATTTCAAAGACGCACGGGATAGATTAGTTTCTGCTGGCTATGACGTTGGCAACATCAAGAAGAACTACGTACCTCAAGTTTGGCGTCGAGATTTGATCGAAGCAGACCGTGAAGGTTTTGTAGATATTCTGTCAAAATACTTTACCGCAGAGCACGCTGAACGTGGTGCAGTTTTACAGCCGCAACAGGCAAGATTGAAAGCAGAAGGCGTAGCCGACAGGCTAATACACGAGGACGGTGTATGGACAGGTGACGCTCACGCATTTAATCGAGGCGGAGAGCGTGGAGTAGACCATGTAGATTATCAGCGTTTGATAAGACTAGACGAAGGTTGGGCAACGCAGTTCACAGATATGCGTAATCCAGACAAGAACCTTGCCAAGTTCCTTGAGAACGACTTGATGGTAATCGGGTCAAAGTATGCAGATAGCGTCGAGCAAAGAATAGACATTGCGAACAACTTTGGTGTTGGCGGGTTTGGTTACTTCGACTATCTGGCAATCATGAATGGCGGCGTTGATGCTATATCTAAACTCTTGCGTTCAAACAAAGTTTTACGCAAGGACTATAAACTATTCATAGATCCAAACAATTCTCAAGACGAGGTCGCAGGTGAAGGCGCACATGCTATCTTCCAATCTGCTTTGTTTATGGCACCAATCCAAAAGACGGGGCCAGACGGTCAGCTCGCAGCACAGAAAAAAGCAGAAGACCTAGCAATGATGGCGCACAAGGGCGCGACTTCGGATGAAATATTCGAAGAGATCATGGGTATGATGACGCCAGAAGTCGAAAGCAGTGCGGCAGATCAAATGAGACGCCACTTTTCTTTCCGTGCTCGCGCCATAGCTAACGCTTTGACTGATACAAAAGGCTTAGACAAAGACTTCATGCCTCAATCTCATATGGTTGAGGAGGCTGACAACCTATATAAAGCTGTAGCTCGAAAGCCAGTATACAATGCAAGTTTCGAGAAGCATTTAGAGAAGCCGTCATCATGGCTACGTTCATTCAACAGCGTGACGCTCTTGCCCTTCGTGACACTGTCGTCTCTTGGCGATGTGATGTTGCCGCTTATACGGAGTGGCAGCTTACGTGCATCAACAGAAGCGTATCGCAAGTGGATGGTAGACCCAGACGTCGGGCCTGCTTACAGAGAAATGATACGCAACGTCGGCGCATCTACACAAAACATCGTGCAAGAACGTATGTCTCGTGCTTTTGGTATGGACACAACGCGCTTTTCCGCAGGGTTCTTTACAGCTATCGGTTTGACAGACTGGACAAATACCATGCGGGATATATCCGCAGCAGTATCTTATGAGTGGTTTAAGTCACAGCAAGAGATAGCGGTACGCAAGCCAAACACAAAAGCTGGCAGGCAAGCTCGACGGGTGCTGGATGAGTACGGACTAAAAGATTTGTACGCACAGCCCGGGATGAACATTGAAAGAATATTGCGCAGTGGATCTTCTGCTGAAACTGACCAGATGTACTATCAAGTTGCGGGCGCAATGCACAGGTTCGCAAACGAAACTATCTTCACACCCAACCCACTCGACATACCGTTGTGGGCGCAGTCACCAATCGGTCAGATGATTTTCCAACTTAAGTCATTCCCTCTTATGATGACACGTATGGGCTTCAAGGTTTATAAAGAAGCGAAAGATCACAAAAACTTCTATCCTCTTATGTACATGGCAGGCGCACCAATCTTGGGCGCAGGCGTTGTTGGCGCAAAAGATGTTGTGCAAGGACGCGGCGGTGAAGAGAACAGAGAGTTTGCCCTTAGAGATCGTAAGGCAGAGTTCCTAAAAGAATACGGACTAAGCGATGACGAAGGTATAGCTATCGCTCTTGGTTGGTATCGTGATGGCTTGATGCAAATGGGTGGTCTTGGTTTGATCGGTTCACTTATGTACGACACTGCATCACAACTAGACAATGGTGCTTACGGTGCGCAGCGTATTACAGAAATGCTACTCGGCCCATCACTCGGCGTACTTCACGATACGCAAACAATACTTGCAGGTGGGGTGCAAGCAGCAGAGAACCTGATAACTGGAGAGGGAGCTAATGGTAAACCTCGCGCAGCAGTACGAGAGATTGTAAGCCGCGTACCCGGTATTGGTCAGGTAAGCGGTGCTCGCGAACTTATCGTAGACACGTTCGCAGGCGAGAAAGGCGACTAATCAAAAGGGCGAGGATCGATTTGTTCAATCGGAACCTCGTCTATCTTTGCTTGTTGCTCTTTCAAATAAAATACGGCACGGGACAAAATCGCTCTTGTCTCTGCCGTTCGGGACTGCTTGATTGCTTTCATAAGCAGATCAAGGCTAGTCTCTACTGGGTTTCTTTCTGGCGTCATGTTCAAGCTCCCTTTCAGTCGCTTCCCACCCTGCTCCGATGTACCCTGCAATATCTACCCAACTATCGAGCTTAAGTGGGCTTGTTGTCATACGCGATAACTTCACAGCTATCATCATCATACTAACGTGGTAGCAAGATATTTTCGTCCCATCCTTAAGAACAGGGCGTAGGAGCACTGTCATCATCTCTGCAATGTCGCGAAAATTGTCGTACGGCTCTCCGTAATCCGCATTTCGATCCGCATTAATTAGACGCATTGCCTCTTTTAAAGGCACATCTCTAGTCTTTTCCATCACGATACCTGTGAAGCCAAACGCATAGCTTCGACGTCAATCTCTAGCTCCGCTTCTTTGCATTTCATTTCAAGAAGGCGTTCGCGTTCGTGGCGTAGTTTTGTTCTCGCTCTGTGTGCGTCATCACCTGTCTTGTCCAAGAGAGCTTCAAGTCGTTCTGCAACACTTTCTATCTCTGCTTCTTTTCTTATTCTGTCCGTTCGGACTTTTTTTAACTGATCTAGTGTGTCCATTTCTAAACCTTTGGGTCTGGTCTAAATTGTTTATAATTATCACATGTGTGTATGGCTTCCCTATTGGTAAGCTTACACGTCCAATTTCCATTTTGATTTGCGAACGAGTGCTGACAAAAGTGACAGGCAGGTTTAACGTCAACCTCTTGGCTCCAACAGCTTTCCCTTTTGAAGCAGCTTTTACACCGCCAATCAGCAGGGTCAGACGCGACGCGACCTGCCTGTCCATCAAGCGCAGCTTGGATCTTTACGTACATTTCGTCCCATTCCTCCTGATCGAAGGTAACGAGTTGAGCGTGATAGTCACTGTTGTTTTTATTGTACGCAATGAAGAAAGCTTGCTCGATCTGAAACATCGCCATCATCATCGTCATCTGCCGATAATATTTGCGATGCGAACTCTTAACGCCATTTCTTTGAAAGTTCTTGAAGTTGTTGTCGTTCATCGACTTAACCTCAAGAATTGCTTGCCCAGTACCGTCTTCAAAATCTACGATACCATCGGCGTTACAAACGACATGACCGTTCAACCATTCACGTCTGTGCTGTCGTCCAGTCATGTCGTCTTTTTCCCAAACCCGAAGGTCTGCTCTTTTCTTTAAGTCGTACACAACCCAGTCTTCTATTTTATGACCTGCAAAAAAAATGCGTTGGAGTTGTGGATCTATATCGACGTCAGGAAAACCACGAAGAGAGAGGGCAAGCTGCGCGACGCAATCCGTACCTGCCATACTAGCGCCGATATACTGGCGAGCTTCTCCCCTCTCTTCTTGCGTATAACCTAAGTCTACTGCCTCTAAGACTTTAGTTACCTTCGGGTCTGTGGGATACATTTAAAATGGGATCTCGTCATCTGGGCCATCATCACCTGACTTTTCCAATGCGTAGTGTGAGCTTACTTTCTTTCTCACCTCACCATTGTATTCGTCATCAATAACTTTGATGCCAACCTTCTTACCCTTTAGATATGAAACATCATCGGGCGTACTATCACCATCGTGACCAACCGCGATCAGCAAGCGTTTGACTTGGATCAAGCCAATCTCTGTTGCTTTCGGGCTGTTCGGATGGTTGAGATAAATCCATTGGCGGATTGCTCCGTCATCGTTAGCATAACTTACGACTAATTGGTGCGTTCCCTTACCTGCGTTGGCCTCAACCTTCGCGTCGTTAATAGTAACCTCGTGACTTCCAACTCCCAATATAGAAGGTCGGTCATCTTTGAGGTGTGACAAGTCAATGTTTGCAAAGCCATTAAAGCTCATTCTTTATTACCTTTCTTCAAGTAGTCACTATATTGCTCTTGGGTCATATAAATACGTTCCAAGAGTTCGGTTACATCGTCGGTGTTTTCAGTAGGCGAAAGCCGACGGTACGGGTCACGTGACTTTCCATGCCAACCGTGAACCTGTTCTGTTATGATGTACCTCCGTACATCTATCTTGCCATTGTTCTCTGTGGTCTTGCGAACAAGACAGAACACATGGTCATACAAAGCAGGTACAAGCTTCTGTACCTTTTTCTGTACAAGCATGGGCCAAAAATTAACAACGCCATTGTCGTCTGTTTCTTCTGCTGCAAGCGCAGTAATGACCACGTGCATTTCAAGATCGCGTATCCACTTAAGCGCAGCAGTTATCTTGCGTTCATACAAGCCCCACTTTTCGAAGCCGTTTTTACTGTCGCCAATCTCTGCTTCCACATCTGCCATGCAGCGTTGCGAAAGCTCAGTGGCACTATCAATCATTATCCAAGCATACTTTTGTTCACGAAACTCTGGGGTTTTTGTGTACTTAATTATGTCTTTGAAGCTATGATTATGCTCACCTGCATCACGATCAAAAGTTGTGAATTTTAGGTAGTCTATCTCTTTATCAGCAATAGACGAAAGACCACTCTCACCACTAATGATAAGACCTTTTCCGTACCTATCAGCGTAGTGTGCAGCTTGGGTTGTTTTGCCTGCGCCGTGATGTGCATACACAAGAACTTTTGACGCGCCTTTGACTGTAATGTCGTTTGTTTTTAACGGTTGTATTTTCATTATGATACCTTGATGGTTGCCGCGCCACACTCGATAGTCAGCGCATCACGTAATTGGTTTTGAACCTCTTGCGGTGACGCTTCAAACTTCTTGCGATCAACGGTAAAGCTAGTGTTTACGCAGTCAGGTGTTGCTGCGGTTTCAAAAATGTCCTTGAGAATTTTTTTATCCCAAGACCATTTCTCTGGGATGCGAACAGTTATAGAGTGCCCGTCATCTATTTCGATAATATGTTCGTTAGGTTCTTCTGGAAGCTCTGCTAATATGTGAGCCTTTAGAAATCCAAGTTCGTCCTTATAATAGGTAAGCTTTTCTTCACACTCTTTATAAGACGCTGCAAGCTCTTTGAGCCTTTCTTCTTTTGTCATGAAAGTTGATCCTTGACGTTTGAGGGTTGTTATTTAGTTGTGTGTAGCGTATAAGCAAAAAAATGTAAAGAGGAAAAAATACATGACCTTTGACATCGAAAGATTAGTAAACGATCTGGGTGGGGCAAGAGCGATCTCTACGAGGCTTAACATGGGACGCTCGGTGCCGTACGGTTGGATCAGGAGAGGCAGTGTTAGTTCCGCTTACTTATCACAAATCAAACAAGCGTTCCCGACGGTTCGCTTCGATCAATATTTTATGGGAGCAAATAGTGAGCGACTATCTAAACAAAGCATTGGAGATGCTAGATGAAGGATGGTGGGTTGTACCTATCCATCCACAAGAGAAATATCCGTGCCCGAAGTGGGGCCATATATATGATGACGGAAAGTTCCCGACAGAGGAACAGGTTATTGATTGGTGGGACAAGTTCCCCAATGCCCACGTCGGTGTTATAACTGGCGAGCTTTCTGGCGTAGTCGTAGTTGATTGCGACAACGAAGAAGCAGAAGAGTACGCAAAGAGTGTTGGCCTTACGAACACGCCTTGGGTTGTAAAAACCAAACGCGGTAAGCACTTCTATTTTAAATGGCCTGCGAACGCAGACCATATTAAAACGCTGACGTGGAAAAATGCAGACGGCATTGAGTGGCCCGGTGAAGCAGTCAAAGGACTGGATCGCAAGGCGCACAAAGGTGTCGTACTCGTGCCGCCAACCCCAAACTATTCGCACATCAGCATGACAGATTGGGATGACGTACCTGTATACCAACATAAGAATTACGGTACGATTACGGAGCAGCCATCGAATGTTGTAAGCTTTGAAGACTTTAAGTTTGAGAACATGTCCTTGTCTCACATCAGACTTAAGAAGAGCGTCATCGATACGACGAGAGAGCTTTGTGAAAAATACGGCAGACGTTTGATGGCAGGGGTTGGTGATAACCGACACCAAATGCTTTTAAGTTTAGCGGGTGAGTTGGCAGCACAGGGCTACACAAGAGAAAAGTGTGAGCTTGAAATGATAGCTTACGTCGAAGAGTTTTTCTATGAGCCACACAAGGTAAACCAAAGAGAGTTCCAAAGTGTTATAGATCACGCCTATAATAAAGAAGAGAAGAAACCTAAAGAAGAGGTCAAGCTTGACCCCTCAAGGTTTGTTCCTCTTACTACAAGTGACGCAGAGCGTTTGGCAGAGGAAGCGAGCAAGGTTAAATACTTTGTTGATCCTATCATCCCAGACACAGGTACGATCATTCAAGTTCATGGTTATTCTGGTCACGGTAAATCTATGTTTATCCGACACCTATTATATGCAGCCGCTTCTGGCAGCAAATCTTTCGGGCCGTTTGATATTCATAAGCAGCCAAGAGTTCTATACCTCGATTTCGAGAACAGCAAGCAGAACGTATCTAACTTCTTAAGCAGATCAGTTCGTTCGTTTGGCGACGCAAAAGGTAGGTTTATGGTTTGGACGCCGTTCATCGATGATAGGATGATGAACCTCAAAGAAGAAAGTGGTATAAATAACTTGCAAGGTTGGATCAACTTTAACAAGCCAGACATAGTTGTTATCGATACTATCCGTACAGCTTGGTCGGGTCTTATGGAAAACAGTGCGGAAGAGTGGGGTAACATCAACAGGCTTGCCTTGTCTTTGCGTAACAGTGGGGTAACTGTCATTCTCGTACACCACAGTAACAAACCTACAGACGGCGGTAAGTCTGGTCGTGAAGCAGGTTCCTCGAACCAGCTCACGGTTTTGGAAACGCAGATCAAAGTCACACAGGTGTACGCAGATAAAGAAACGGCGGACGTTAAAGCAGGGCTTTACGATGGCGATCTTCCACGAAACCCAATGACCACGCTTGGTAATGCACCAGTAAAAACACCAACAGAAAGACTACAGGTCTGTCTTGAACTTAGGTACGGCAAGGTCAGGGAGTGGAGCGACACCCACGAACCCGTGATGTACGTTGGTTTTTTGGAAGACGAGAACACAAACAACGTACGTGTTGTGGCAGAGAGTACGGCAAAACAAAAAGCTATGAAGGCAGCAAAGCCTTGGCTTAACAGCGAGGGTGTTCTGATGCCACCGCTATCCGACGTAGAGATCTCACGCAAGGTTGGTAAACCAGTCAGCATCATTGAAGCGTGGACGGAAGAGATACGTCGAGAAAATATATCAAGTCACATTTCAAACATCGCATAAAAAAACCCCCCTTGTAGTGAGCAAGGGGGGATAAGTTTTTAGAGCTAAATTGAGGCATATAACTCTGACAGAACCAATGGGAGGAGTTTGGTCTGTCGCGTTAAATGTAGCGCATACACAACTTTTGTACAACTATTTTTAATATTTTTTTGTACGCAAATAGGGCTTAAAAATCGTTACGCTGCTTTTCTTAACCGCTTGCTGCGACCGTTCGCCCAACTCCCGTTGGGGCGAACTTGCTTACTGCGCTCGAAAGTCGCTACGATTTTACCAAGTTTGTCAAAAAAGTCAATACGCAAAGTTGTATAAAAGTTGTGCCTATGTTATGTGTTGCGTATAGGGAACAAAATAATAAGGGCACGGAATGTCGAAAAGATTTTCGTTGTCCAGCGAGCAGGCAAATTGGTTAAAGAACAATCACTCAAACTTCACGAACGCACATTTAGCACGACAACTTGGTTGCTGCGTGGACACTCTAAAACGCATAATGATGAAGATGGAACTCGCGTATTTTCCGGGTGCGAAGTATCATTATAGATCCAAACCTAAAGTTTGGAGTAGGCCGTGTATGATCTGCGGCTGCACAAAATCACGACCAATCAATCAATACAGATGTACGCCGTGCCACGAACGTGAGGCGGCTTCTGACTATATGTGGGAAGAGCACTACGATGGGTAATCCTCAAAAGGCCAAGGGCGATAAGTACGAGAACGATCTAGCAAAGTATATGAACGAACATGTCTTCAAATGCGAACAGTGCCAACGAGCACCGCTATCTGGTGGTGGGAGGATCGGGCTACATGCTGGAGGTGCTGACATCCTCGGATCGACGGGCGTGTTCGTCGAGGCAAAGAGGGTCGAAAGGCTCAACGTTCGTGAGGCGTTACAACAAGCTGAAAGAAATATTGCAGCAACGAAAAGCCCAGAGTACGCAACTGTTATCACCAGAAGAAATCGAGAGAGCTTGGAAGATAGTCTTGTCGTCATGCGACTAAAAGACTGGAAAGACTTTTACATAGCGTATCTTCGCGCAGAAGGTTATATTCGGGACGACACTGACTGATCTGTTGAAATATAATTAACAGAAACTTACGCTCATTTTCACCTTCACGGTTCACGTAACCTACGAGGGTAAGACAATCGCCATTCTCGAAAGCATCGCAGCAGCCAACGCTGCATACGGTATCATCAAGCAAGCCTGCGCCAACGGGAAGGAGGGAGCTGGTGTAATTGCGGCTGTCGGAAAGTTCATTGGTGCAGAAGAAGAAGTAAAAGAGAGCGTACGTAAGAAAAAGAACAATCCCATTCTCGCTCTTACTGGAAGTACGGAAGACCAGTGGAAAGAATTTGAAGCGATGGAAAGGCTGCGCGAACAGCGACAGGAATTGGTCAGCTACATGCGCTTGTATTGTCGCGCAGGCACCTATGACCGCTTCGTCCAGTGGGAAAATGAGGCGCGTAAACAACGTCAGGCTGCGCGTAAAGCAGCCGAACAAAGAAGAGCCGAAGTTATTGAAGCAATACAGTTAGCTGTTGGTATAGGATTTGCATGTATTGTTGTAGTCGTAGGTTTCTACTTTATAGGTAGATACATGGGGCGTTGGTGATGTGGTTTCTCGTTTGGATAAACTTCGTCACAAGCACAGGCAAAGTCAATCATTACCAAATCAGTACGCACGGAAGCGAAGAGTTATGTCAGGTCGAAAAGCAAAAGGCTGAGATAATTATTACGCAAGCTAACGAAGCAGTGGTCTGCTTGTGGGCACAGAGATAGGTGGCTCCGCTTAAAGCTCCGCCACTGTGGTAGGGATGACGTACACAATCTATGTAGCTATCGTACGGTAGCCAACAAAAGGGAACAACGTGGTGGGAATAGAGCATATCGTGACATTAGCTGTCGCACTTGTCGGCAGCGCAGGCTTCTGGTCGTTCGTCTCAATGCGAGAAAAGACACGACGAGAAGCCGCCACCGAATATCAGAATACGCTCAAAGATCAGGTTGATAGATTAGCCCTTAAGTTGGACGAGAAGACCACTGAGATAGACGGGTTATTAAGGGAGATCGCAGAACTCCGATCAGATTTATCAGCAGCAAAAGTTACAATTTCACACTTGGAGATCCAACTGCGTACAAGGTAGTTGCAAGAAAACATATACTCGGGACGGGCAGCAGAGTTCTTTGCTGCGTATATACTAGAAACTATGGGGCTGCGTACTTGCCACGTTGACTTACCTCACGACGACCTCTGGGTTAAGACGCCAGACAATCGACACATCTGCGTACAGGTCAAGTCATCACGAGGGCCACACGACAGAAGAGACAGGATAAAAGAAAGTCTCGTCTACTCTTTCCAAGTTCATAGAAAGGTCAGACCGTACGACGGTATATTTATATTCGTCGCACTCGACATGGGCTTGTGTATAGCTCGGAGGTGGGACGACAATCCTCCACGAACCCTTAAGCTTACACCTGCAAAGTTTACGCAACAGGAACAGGTAGAAAGCATTAAGAGAGAGTTCAATCTATGACAGTTAAACACCAAGGCATTATAGTACACTGCGCGGCTACCCAACCCGATTGGATGAAAGGCGATAGCATCCAGCGACAGGTTGACGAGATTACCAAGTGGCATAAGGACAGAGGTTTCCGTACTATCGGATACCACATCGTCATAGGACGTAACGGGGAAGTTGCGGACGGACGCGCACTCGGTACGACAGGTGCGCACGCGAAGGGGAATAATTCTGATATAGGAATTTG